AACATAAGCGGCTGGGTGAGTGGCAACACGCTTCCGTATATTGGTCACGTTGACAATCCATATGACCCACAACAGGACTTGGCATTTGGAATGCCGAAGCAGATTTATTTTGCGCTTCCCGATGGTCAGGGCGGATATACGCCGTACACAAACAACAACCTGTTCAACGGCTACTGGAAGACCTACATCGAGGAAATTGCAAGTAAGGAAGCGATGACAGTGCAGGCCACCTTCTTGCTCACGGTTACCGACATCGCGGGTCTTGACTTCCGCATTCCTGTCTACTGGCACGGAGTTAAGTGGCGTTTATTGGAAATCAGCGACTATCGGGTCGGGCAAAACGTGATGTGCCGCGTGACGCTTCGCCGCATCCTGAACCTTGCCGAATTTACAGCGCAAACGGTAACGCCAAATTTGAACTACAACCTTGAATCCGAAGTGGATGGCGAGGTCATTCCAACATACACAACACCAGTACAGGTACGCTAATGGCAGATATAAAAAACACCGTAGTCGTTGGTCTTCGGCTTGAAGACGAAACGCAGAAAGGCACACAATCGGCGAGGTCGCAACTTAAATCGTTGCGCGATGAGATGTTGCAACTGGAACAAACAGGGCAACGCAACACTGACCGCTTTCGCGAATTGCAAGCGCAGGCGGGTGGACTTGCAGACCAAATCGGCGACACCCAAGCGCAAATCAAGGCGATGTCATCCGACACCCGCACACTGGACACCTTGCTTGGCGTAGGGCAAGGCTTGGCGGGTGCATTTGCAGTCGCGCAGGGTGCGGCGGCGTTATTCGGCGATGAGAATGAGGAATTGCAGAAGGCGATGCTGAAAGTGCAGGCGGCATTGGCAATCCTGAACGGCGTTCAGGCGGTCGCTAACGTGTTGAACAAGGATAGCGCGGTTATGGTGAACCTGAACGCTACTGCACAACGTGCGTATGCGGCGGCTGTTGGCACAAGTACAGGCGCGCTGAAAGCCTTTCGATTGGCGTTGGCGGCAACAGGCATCGGCTTGGCGGTGGTGGCTGTTGGTATGCTGGCGGCGAACTTCGATAAGTTAAGCGCGGCGGTCAAAGGCTTTTTGGGCATTCAAGACCAGCAGACGAGCGAAGAAGCGATGGAAGCGTTAAACCATCAGCTGGCGTTGATGAATGCGAGGGGCGATGAGCAGATTAAAATACTGCAAGCCGAACACGATGGACTTTATGATGTGCTTGAATTAGAAACCGACCTTGCCAAGCAGAAGGAAATCAGGCAACGTCAGGAAATATTGCGAGCGCAGGGTGCGGCAATATTGAGCAAGGAATCGCAGGCTAATGCAAAAAAGGAAATTGAGTTTGAGCGGGAGTTGAAGGATATGGCAGATGCGCGTGCTAACCTGCAACTGGAATCACTCAATCGAGAAATAGAATGGCAAGCGGTAAATTCCAAACGCAGGCAATTAGATGTAGCAACGGTAAAAGAAATAGCGCAAGCTCGGTCGGAGGCAGACAAAGCGGGGTTGGCCGCAGATAGAAGGCTACAAGATGGGTTGATAACTGCCCAACAACACGCGGATTTATTGGTTGAAATTGAAAACACCAAGAATGCGAAAATCGCATTGAGCAATGAGGAGTATTATGAAAAAAGCAGGCAGTTACGCCAAGCCGAAACAAATCAATCGATTGAATTAGCAGGGCAAGCATTTGGCGCAATCAACGACATAATGCAGGCGACCTATGGCCAAAGTGTTGAAGACCGCAAAAAGGCGTTTGCCGTAAATAAAAAGTTTAGTTTGGCGCAGGCCATCATCAGCACCTACTTGGCCGTGAATAACGCGCTGACTGCTGGTGGCAATCCCATCAAGTTGGCAACAGGGGCGCAATTTGTCGAGGCGGGCATAGCACTTGCCGCAGGTTTAGCCAACGTCATCAAAATCAGCAAAACGCAATTTGACGCGAGTGCAACAGGAAGCACTGGCGGAAGTATGTCAATTAGCGGCGGCGGCGGAGGTGGTGGCGCATCACTACCAGCACCAACAGCAACCAACCCGAATGCGCAACTGCTAAACCCACCTGCTAACGGTCAAGGTTCAGGGATGCGGGCGTATGTGGTTGAATCAGACATCCGTTCGGTTAGCGGCAGGCTTCGGCGAATGAGTGAATTTGCAACGTTAGGCGCGTAGTGGTATTTGACGATATGGAACAGCTACCTGTTTACTTAATGACGATTGATGAGGATGGCGAAGGCGTCAGCTACGTCAGCCTCGTGGAATCACCCGCAATCGAGCGGCCATTCATCGCCTTATCCAAACAACATCGTTTCGCAGAAGACGCGGCACTTCGCATCCTGACAGGCCCGCTGATGCTGGCAGACACGCCAATCATCCGAAGCGATGACGCGCGGGGTAAGTACTACGTTTTGTTTGACAAGGACACCATCCGCAAAATGGTGCAGAAGTACTTCAAGCAACAAAATCAAGCGAAGGTAAACGCTGAACACAGCAAACCGCTGGATGGCGTGTATATGTTTGAATCGTACTTGATTGACCGCGAGCGCGGTGTAAATCCACCGAAGGGATTTGAAGATGCACCTGATGGCAGTTGGTTTGGGTCGTTCAAAGTCGAGAATGACAAAGTGTGGGCGGAGCGCGACCAGTTTACAGGTTTCAGCATTGAAGGCTATTTCGGAATGCAAGAAACGCAGTCCAGTTTGGAAGCGGCGATGGCCAGCCTTGAAGAGGCGTTCAGCGTTTTTTTGCATACTATCCAAACGCGTGGTATTTAATCTAAAAGCGACCCTATGAGCATAGCAAATCGTTTAACTGAACTGGCTGACGCACTGCGGAAGTTTACCGCAACGCCAACGCCGCAAAACTTTGCAGATTACAAACTTGAAGATGGCACGATGGTGCGCGTTGATGGTGACTTGGTAGCAGGTACGCCTGTGTTCGTTGTGACCGAAGAAGGGATGTTGCCAGCACCCGATGGTCAGCACACTGTACCCGAAGTTGGCGTTATCACAACCGAAGGCGGCAAGATTGTCGAAGTCGGAGATTTGCCAGCAGGTGAGCCAGTGGTGGAGGAAGAAGTAGCCGCACAGGAAGTGGAGATTGAAGTTGCACCCGAAGGCGAGGCCGCCGAATCCGAAATAGACGCGAGAATTAGCGCACTTGAAGCGAAGCTGGATGAGATTATGTCGAAGTTGGCAGGAGCTATGGAAGCCAATACCGCGCGCTTTGACCAGTTGGATGCAGAAGTTCAGAAGATGAGCAAAGTGCCAACCGCAGAGCCACGCAAGCGGGCCAGTGACGCGATTGTCGAGAATATCAAACTATCGCGGAACACGAATTTTGAAGCATTAGCAAATAACCTTAAAAATCTAAAATAAAAAACTATGGGATTTTCATTATCAAGTTTAACCCCTTACGTTGAGCAACAGCGTCTGCCGTTGCTGACGAAGGCTGTCTTTGACGCAAAAACGCAGTCATTGATGCAAAAGCGCGTTGGTATCAAGTACGAGGAAGCCCTCAACTTAATGGACACCGATGCTGTCTTTCAATCCGCATCCACCTGTGCTTTTAACGCATCAGGCACAACTTCCTTCACTCAACGCACTATCAGCGTGGCGCGTGTCAAGGTGCAGGAAATTCTTTGCCCACGCGAATTGGAGCAGTACTGGATGCAAACCCAGTTGACGCAAGGTAGCAATTACGAAGGCGTACCTTTCGAGCAGGCATTCGCCGAGCAGAAGGCAAAGCAAATCGCCAAGAACATCGAGAACGCCATTTGGCAGTCAACAACTGCAACTGGCGCATCAGGATGGACTGGTTCATCTGCAACCATTAGCGGTGACGCAAACCTGAACAAGACCGTTGGTTTGTTGCACCTGATGGAGAAGACCACTGCATCCGCTTCAATCGTGTCATCATTGGCAGGTGCGGCTTTCAGCGACACAACCATCGTCAGCGCGTTTGAAAATGTGTATCAGAACATCCCTGTTGAAATCATCAGCAAGGATGACATCTACGCTTTCTGCGGATGGGATACTTACCGCATCCTTGCGAACAAACTGGTAGGCTTGAACTTGTATCAGGGCGACCTTGGGCAGTTGGGTGCGGGTGAGATGTTCTTCCCTGCCACCAATATGCGTGTATGTGCGGTCAATGGATTGAATGGAACGCGCCGCATCGTGGCAACGTCATTGAGCAACCTGTTCTTTGGAACTGACCTGCTTTCAGATGAGGATACCTTCCGCATCTGGGCATCGTACGACAACGACCAGATTCGCTTCCAAGCCGCGCTGAAATACGGTGTGCAGTTTGCTTATCCCGAGTTTATGGTGCTGTACAAAGCGAGCAACGCAACGACACCTGCTGGCTGATAACAGGGGCAGGGAAACCTGCCCTTCTTTTTCTTTTGACACTATAAACAAGAAAAAATATGAGCTGTGCATTAACATCAGGATACGCATTAGGATGCCGCAACAATGTCGGCGGCATTAGCGAAATTAGGCTTGCATCGTGGAACGTCACTGGGTCAGTAGCCACCAACACCACAGGCACGGTGACTG